TAGCTCATTCCAATTTATGCCATTGTTTTTGGATATCTGTACGCGGAATTCATAGTCTCCGTAAAAATCATTTTCCTTGTATAATTGAAGGTCAACAGATCGTCCGCTCGCCTTTGCATGAATAGCCGGAACCGACATTATCCATGTTTTATAGTATGTTGTATCAATAATAGATTCAGAGTAATCAACGGAAGAAAGTCCATACACACTAACCGCTTTTACACGAACGCCCCAATCAGAGAAATCTGCTACTTCTGGATATCCATCTACATCTCTATCAAATTCATATATAAATGTATTATTGATTGTGGTATATGTATCCCATGTGTTACCATTATCTTTTGTGATTCCAACTTCAAAATGATCTATCACATTATTAAATTGAGTTGTTTCCCATAACCATGATATATCAATTTGATTTTGACCAGCTCTAGCAACAACGGTCCCAACATTAGAAGGAGGAATCGGATCAATACCACCTCCCGGAAGTGCATCATCTATAGCTTCCTGTATTGCATCACGAGACACTACTACTTCAACAGTAAGATCATCCCAACCAAGTCGGGATGCAGTGAATGTAACAGTACCACGTCCACTAGGAACATCTGTAATATAATATCTGTTTCCTACAAAGCTACCCGTAACGGTGGATGATATAGCATTTATACTCCAATTTTCTGAGTAATCTAATCCACCTCTCGTAATAGAAAGGTCAATAAATACTTCTGAGTAATCATATCCTGTTCCTACTACATAAGGCACATGTACTTCTTTATTACTAGGAGTTAGTACATAGGGAAAACTTTCTTTAACTGATACAGATTCTTTTGAAATCTGATAATTTATAGGTCCACGATTCAGAGAAGATAAAACACAAGTGTACTTATATTGCTCAGTGTATTCTTCATACTGTACACTCTGTACTATAGCAATAACATTTGTAACTTCACCAAAGGAAATATAAACTGGAGACCCTTCAGGAACATAATCATCTGAAAGAAATGAATATTTTGCGGAACCGATTTCTATTTGTTTAGACATAGCACGAGCAAACCAACGAGCAATATCACCATCATAAACATAATTAAGAGTTATCTTATTCGGTTTTATTTGTTTGCTACCATCAGGACAAACTACAATTTCTCGTTCAGAAGTCTTATACCACACATCAGCATATATGTTATTATAATAAATACTTTTATACTCGGTAGTATTATTGTTCTTATATAAGAGTCGTGCTTTTTTATTTCCAAACTCAGATACCTCTAAACTTATACCTATATCAAATTTGTTTTCGATAACATGATTTTCAGTTGCAACTATACCCGAGAAATCACTTGAGAAGTTTTTGTAATTATAATCGAGCTGTTCTTTTATAGCTTTATTAGTAAAGTATTCTATAGCTTCATCAGTATATTCTTGGTATACTAACTGGTTTGTACCTGTGGATTCATCTATCACATTAGCTTTGGGAGGATACAAATAGGTAGGAGGAATAGGATATCCTTCAAAGGTACCATCATCACCATAAGGACAGTTACTGTCAGTATATACACGTACCTTATTAAGCTTTTCCAATTCATAGTGAGTTACTTCGACACTATCATAAGAGACAGTTTTATCCTGTATATTTATTTCCTGTATGATATTGTTTTCATCAAAAGAATGAACTGGAGTTACATATTCATGTTGCACACTAGGATCAATTACAATGCTACCACCCCCAATTGCTCCGGGAATAGTGGGTAAAGAATACTCTGCTAAGAGATTCCATTTAATAAATGATATGTTACCAGATGCATTTAAGTTGAATACATATCCATATTCATATGCAAGAGTAGATAATAAATCAAAAACAGTATCGGTTTCTCGCATAGGAGCAAATCTAGGAATTATGGTATCAATGGTAACAGACGAATCTACTCTATCTCCAAAACCAGCTATAGTTGCAAGCAAATGAACAATAGAAGCAGAGGGATTAAGAGGATCACATACAGCACAATTAGAATACAGAATATCTCCGACTTCTACATCCAAATAATCTGTGTCATCTACTGCATCTATTTTTATAATAGTATTGTCAGGTACACCGTTGTACTTCCAACTTCTATTGCGGGGGATATGGCCATAAAAATAATCATTACCACCTTCATTTACCCTTAAAATAATATCTATATCATTAGAAGTAAGAAGAGGAAATATTGTAGCATCATACTTCATAGAAAAAGTACATTCACTTTGCGCAGAAGTATATGAATCGTTAAATCCATAACGAGTTATAGTAAGTGTATTATATATAACAAATTTTGATACATCTATAAACCCATCTCCATTTTGGAAATCCATATATATTTTTTTATTGCTCATTAAGGTATCTCCTATTATGCAGTTAGAATTCCGCGTGATTTTTGATTATATATTATAGATGATATACTACTAGCTAATTCCTTTTCGGTTGTTACGGACCCTTGAACATTAACATTTACAGTTATATTCGTTCCATTACTGTTGCCAAGTGATCCGGGTGTTTTTGTTGCTATCAAATAATCATCTGGAGCAGTGGTTATGATATTGCCATTTGGAGAGATGATAGCATCATTAACAGATTGTGCACTGGTTACCTGAGAGAGTAACCTCTTAAAATTTGATACATCAATTTTGCCTGTCCAATTTTTTACAAAAGAGGATAGTGTTGCCCCTATTTTATCTATGTTTCCACTTTTAAGAGCAGTTTTGAGTAAACCTATATCATCTTCATATTGATCACTAAAACGATATAACATGTTAATTTTATCACGCCAAATGCTTTCTCGTGCACGAGTATCATAATACATATCACCATATTCAGCTTTCAAAATTCCTTCTATATATGAATCAGCTTGTTTTCCTAATTCATCATACTTACTTACTCCAGTACGTACGGCGGAGATTGCTTTTTCAATAGCGATATCTCTATCTATTTTGGTATTTGTATCTCCAGTGCCACCACCTGTAGTACCACCACCTGTAGTACCACCTACACCAATACCCAACCCAGTAAGAGCTGTTGTAATAGAATCTATCATAACTTTAGAAAGAGATTTACTTGTAAGACCATTTTTTTCAAGTAACTTAGCAATTTGTTCATCAGATAGACCACCCTGATCTATAGCATCCTGCAATTTATAAAGATCAAGAAGTCTTTTGAGAATTTCTTCCTGTGTTTCAAGCTGTTGATCAGCATAAGAAACAAGAGCATCTTGCGTATTTATCATCTTATCGTTTAGATTTTTAACTTGTTTCTCATACTCTGTAGCAGATATAGCTCCAACTTCATAAAGGTCTTGAAGACTATCTAACTGCTTATCATATATATCAGAGAGTTTGTCCTCAAGATAAGATATGGTAGCTTTAAGAGAATCTTGTGTATTTCTAGCGGCATCAGCAAAATCTTTAAGTGCTTCCGTGGACCTTGATATCTCTTTAAGATATCGAATATGTACACCGGGAATCTTATTGATTACACGTATAACTGCATTTATAGCTTTTATGATAAAATTACCTACAGGCATAATTACATAGTCAAAGAACCACAAGAATCCACCAGACACCCAATCTATAGCGGCAAGAAGTGGGGCGAACGCTCCATAAGCAAGTGAAGTTACAATTTGGAACAGTCCTAAGAACGGAGCAAGTACTTTACCAAATGCTTCTCCAACTTGTTCTACTATGGCAACAAGAGGTTCAAGTGCATCATTGGTAAGAGGTTCTACCATACCACGCATAGCTTCAAAAGCAGTAGTAAGTGGATTAAGAAGAGCAGTTACGTTTTCGATACTTGTCATAAACGTAACTAAAGAGTTTGCCGCTATAGCAAAAGGATTACCTCCGGCGGCCATACTTCCAGATTCGGTACCCTCAGCACCAAGAGCAAGGGTGTTACCTATACCAGCACCAGTATCCCCAAAATGAAACGCTCTACCAGCTTCTGCACGAATGTTATTCCAATACTCTGCTTGTCCCTGAGTGGCCTCATTAAACATTCCTATACCAATTAAACGCTTATGTGTTTTAGCAATGTCACGATATATTTGTGCTTCTTCTGATATGAGATTATTTAACTGTATTTGGTATTTAATTCTATCCTGTTCTGTTTTGGCGGATTTTATGTTCGCAACTAAAGATTCTCTACGAGCCTTTACTTCTTTTTGTGCAGAATCATATGCTTTTGCATGAGCTAATTGTAAATCATCTATAGCAGATAGAGAAGCGGCAACAGCAGATTCTTGGGGAAGCCACCAATCTCCTAAATTAGGAGGTTTCTTTCCAAAACCCTCTTCAAGTAAATCGGATATCTGTTTTATACGTTCTCTCATTCTTGGACCAAAACCAGATTCTTCCATACCCATCTCGCCAATTTCTATAAAAGCGGCATTATAAACTTCTGTTAAACTCTTTAATTCTTTTTCAAGCAATTCTTTCTGTTTATCATCCGTAAACAAATCCTTCCATTTTAATTTTTCAGTATCCCAAGTATCCTTAAATGTATCTATATACATATTTGCCGCACGTTTTCCAAAAGCATGAGCATCATCTGGATCATAAAAAACTTTTTCATTTTTACCTGTAAGAGAAGCAAAATATTTCATCTCTCTTTCCATAGCAGACATGTATGCTCTGGCACCTGCTTGTGCGGCATCAGCATGGACTTTAGCAAAGTGTCCTGCTATATCAAATCCAAGCATACGTGCCACTTCACCATTTATCATTTTATTAAGATAAAGCATTTTAGCAACTTCTGCGTTTGCTAATTTATATCGAGAAGCATAATCAGAAATAAGACCTACTAGACGAGTATTAAGTTCCACCTGTCTTTCAGTATCAGAAAGGCCCATCTTATCTACTTGAGACTCTATAATAGGAAGTTGATCCCGCATAATAGGAATCAAAGATTCTGTAGCCAATTGTGCATCTTCTGCAAACGCCTGATCTCTCCTAGTTGCATCAAATACAGTTTTAATTGCTAAAATAGGCCCCGCAATCAAAGCGGCAATCCCTGCTAATTGTGACATAACAGGTAATGCCATAAGAAGACCTTCGGTAAACAATTTACCAGCAGAGGCTAAATTCACAATAAAACCACCAGCTACACCTTTACCAGACAGTTTCATTAACGCACCACCGATATTAAGGATTGTTTCTGGTAAATTTTTAAGTAATTTTGTTGTTGTAGATACAGCTTTATAGGCAATAAAAATCTTTAATGCTTTAGTAAGTAATGGTAAAACTTCTACTAACCCTTTTGCTAAAGCAAATAACAAATCTGCAAGTGATTTTATATCCATTCCTAATTCATTGAAATATTCTTGCATCTCTGTTGATTCTAATATCTGAGTCATTTCATCTATGAAATTTTTATATGAATTAGTAGCTCCACGCATCATCTTACCTGTAGATTTTTCAAATATATCTTCAAACATAGCTAATTTACCGGTAAGTGTATCCATGTATTGCTCAATCATCCCAGCAAAACGACCACTACCAGAAGTCATATTTTGGAACGCACGTTCTACTTCTTTGAATCCAACTTTGCCTTGACTCGTAAGTTTTTGTATTTGTTGTACATTGACACCCATCACTTTGGCTAATTCTTCATAAATAGGAATACCACGCATACCAAACTGCATAAGGTCACGACTATATGCTCTACCTTGAGAACGCAGGGTACCGTATACATAAGCAATGTCACCAAGACTATGCCCTGTAGCCAAAGCTACGGTACCAAGAGTATCCATAGTTGGAACAAGTTCTTTAGCCGCAAAACCGTATGCCATAAGTTGTTTTGCGGCAGAAGATGTGTCTTTGAATGTAAGTGGAGATTTAACAGCAAAATTATATAAATCTTCCATCTGAGCTTTGGCTTTTTCGGCAGATTTCATCATAACAGAAAATGCCATAGTTTGAGTCTCTACAAATTTATTAAACTCAGTACCAGATGACATCACTTTCATAGCTTTATTGATACCAACAGCCACAGACATATACTGAGCAGCTACACGTGCTAAAGACTTCCCTATGGAAGCCTCTGCACGAGTCATAGAACCAGTTGCGGTTCTTTCAAATGTTGTGAATTGTCTTGATGCTTTTTCTGTACCTACGGCACGGACTTCAAATAAAGCACTGGTTTTACTGTCTGCCATGATGTCCCCTATTTATTGCGACGTGAAGAAATTCCACTAGGGTTATTTGTTACGTTTACATTATTTGAACTGTGAGCTTCCATAGCTTCGCTTTCCATAGATTTCGATTCAAGCTCTAAAGCAGTAATACCTTCGAGAACGTCTATAGGCATATCAGCCCATCCGTCTCCATCAGGCATTCCCCACAACTTAATTAAATTATAATACTCAAGGATAATAAGAAAGGTAGGATCGTTTACATATTTTGTTATTTCATCTCGTCGAACTTTAACTGGCTCATCACCAATCTTAAAAATCAGGGGAATATGCCCCCGACTTTTAAGAAAGTTGACCTTATGCTCACCCTTCGCCAGTAAGTGGTAAGCAATTCTTAGTTTTTTTCGTTGATCCTGCTAGTAACAAGTTCACTGAAAAAAGCATATATTTCGTCGATAAGAGCATCAAACTCTACCGGCCCCTCAAATAGCTGTGCTACAGAGGTTACTTTAATTTCAATACCATCCTCAGAGATGTATCCGAGGTTTTCAATTTTTGTAACAAGCTCATCAAGATACTTTTTGCGATCAATCTTGATTGCCATTGATGGTGTCATTTCACCATCTGCACCCTTACCAAATGTAAACTCACGAGGAAAAATTCTCTCTTTGATTTTTACGGTAACAGGGCGGTAATGAATACGAATCTGGTCATCAGTATTCGCATCTTTGTTCTCCATCCACTCGGGGATGAAAATCCGGCTTTTAGTGATAGAAGGTTGCAGAATCATACTAGGTATCTCCTTTTGTATGTTTTAGTAAAGATAGTAGACCCCCACTATATGAGGGTCTACAATTTAATGATTAAGTTGAAACAGGAACCTTTTCTGTAAAGATAACCGCGTCATTTCCAATAAGACGTACATTCGCAGTAAAGCTCTGTGCATCAGCAACAGAAGCGCCAAGATTGTACGAAGTCAGCTGTATCTGTGCAAGCATATATACAAGGGTTTCACCTTCGGAACCGTCCTTCTGGAGATATGCTTTAATAAACAGCTCATCAGTATTAACTGGGTTAAGAGTTGAATTTCCCTCTCCGTCATAGTTGACAATTTTGAAGAAGCGGTTAGCAATACTTGTACCATTAGCAAGACTGGTAACAAAGGTAATACCTTCGATAGAACCAGAAATGTCTTTCTTACCGATGCGATACTTTTTCTGATCGTCAGCAAGAACGGTAACTTCGATTTCATCAGCAGAAATGTCAAAGCTAAAAGAGCTTACTTCTGCAACGGTAGAAGCAGTAGCAACAGACGCAGAGTTGGTCTCTGAGAATGTAGCAACGCCATCCCCAATCCAGAAATCTCCTACTTCATATCCGTCGGGGAATACAGTATTGCCGCTTTTAGCCACAATCTTATATAATGTACCCTCTACGGCTGTTCCGGTATCCTTCGGTGTTCCAAATGAACAAGTAGTCAGAAGAGCATCACTTCCTACTAGCCTTTCGATCATGGAAATCTCCTTTTATATAGTTACTAGACTATATGTTGTATGTGTTGAATCTCCACAAGGAGATCATCTAATTTCCCATTCGCCCAAATACTTTTATCAGACGAATCCCATTTATCATGCTTTTGCATATTATCCACAGCCCATAGAGGCTGTAAATTTCTATAATTAAAGCAAATCCTTTGTTGAATAGGATCAGTAAGATCAAAAGAAGCACACGGCCTGATATGATCTATATGTATCTTTCCATCCAAAAAGGCTTCCCCTGTCATTCCATCAGTAAACTGAGCCTCTAACCAACCCCTTAAAAACTCCACTGTACAACCAAGTAGGTTCTTAGTCCTATCTGATTTATTATTATCCTTTATAGCACTACGAACTCTACTTCTAAGACGATGTATTATATTAAACCCCTCATCCTCTCTTCGTCTTTTTATACAATACAGATTATGCTTATTATCTGCATATTCTTTATTATCTTTGTACCATTTTCTCTGCTTAGCTTTGCACCGTTCGGAGTTATTTAATTTATAAGCCCTATCCCTTTCGGCTTTCCATTCTTTATTCTCTGCTCTCCATCGTTTACCCTGTTCACGAGCTAATTCTTTATTTTCTTGATACCATCGCTTACTACTGGCATTATACTTATCTTTATGCCTCAAATACTCAGCATGTTTTCGTGCCTTATATTCTTCTGGATTAGCCTCTCTCCACTTTCGTAGTTCTTCTAATCGCCTATCATGATGCTTTATAGCATCAAGTCTCTTATACTCTCTAGCACAATCCTTACACCTATTAGTACGCCCGTATTTCTTACGGGAATCTAATTCAAACTCTTCTAGTTCTTTCTCTATGCCACACTTCTTACAAACTCTAGTCATGAATACTCCCGAAAAAACATTGTATAAAAAAGTATACACTACTGTATACTTTTGTCAACACCCCTGATTTATGTAGATGGTCTAACCGTATTCCAATCATATGTAAATCGACACCGTGCAGTAAGGTGATATCTATAAGCACCATTAAGTCCCGGATATCCGCTAACAGCATTACACTCAATATAAAGATCATCAGCATCTCCAAGAGAACCTCTAAGATTCTCAAGGTGGGCTTTAACTTTTTCCATTATTTCTCGTCCATCACGCCACTGTGAGGGGCCAGCATCTAAACCAATACGAACATTATTGTGTTCCTCTCCCCGAGTAGCACTAATACGTCTACGTTGCCCACCAGAAGCCTCAATAATTATCCACATCATTTGTGTTCCTACTGGAGCCTGTATATTAAATATCTTATTCGCTCCCCCTAGAGGAGTTGTTATATCTGTTTTTGTCTGGAGATACTGCATTATATCTTTTTCTATCATCTTCGTACCTCTATCTTTTTATTTACTAAATAAGCATATTGTCTGAACGCTTTCTTTAGAAAATCAGGAACTTGGTTTGCAGTAGGATTTATAAACTCTCTACCGGGAGTATCCATGTCTCTTATTTTTTTAACTAATTGCCAAAAACGATATTGATTATATGGGTCGGGATCATCTTTACTGATTCCTAATACTTGATTAGCCCATTCACTTAGACTATCAATAAATTCTTTTGATCCATCATCATTTTTATGTATACCCGAATAAGTATCACGTACATAAGCATGAGGAGCATCAGAACCAACATATAAAACACCAACTTCACTTGGTTTTTCTATCTCATCCTCAGAGGCGTACTCTCCTTGAGCATTAGAACCTTTATTTTGCATCTGCCACGAAATAGAATTTGATAATCGTTTTGATACATCATTATCACTTGTAATTTCTTTCATAGCTTGGACAGAAGAAGCCCCAACATCTGTGAGCATAGCATCTACAGCAAGACTTAATTTTTTACCATCAAACATCTCACCCTTAATTGTCAATCGGGTGTATTTTTTAGCCATTATGTACTCTCTGATGGGATTGTTACAGGAGATTGAGGTCTTTCCAATTTACACATAACATATGGGATTAAATGTTCCCATACTTCTGGTATACCCTTGTTTTGATAAACCGCACCGTTACTTCTACGAACTAAATAGTTATCTGGATTTACAATACCATCGTATTCAATATCCATAAATCCAACTTCTGTTATATTTTGATTGTCTTGATTATTTACTAATTCATCACTTGACGTTACAGGTTCTACACGCATAAAAACTTCACCCACATAATTCCATGTGGGTGATTCCCATCCTACTGATGGAACGTATTCATATACATCATAAGGTTCTCTTGTTTCAGGAAATAATGCCATAACTATTACCTTATAAGATTCTCTATAGCAAATGAGCTACAAGAAGAAGCGATGGGGCCAGACTTACTCATGAGATCAAGTAATTGCCGTCCGTAACCAGATAATTCGAGGTAGTTTCTAATAACTCCAACCCCTCCGTAACTCACCATCATACGTCCTTCGGCCTTATATGTAAGTACTCCAGCCCCACCACCATTATCAACAGAAACAAAGTAATTATGACAAGCAAGTAATGCCACTGCTTTTTCATAATTAGTGCCGTAAAAATCCCTGCTCGTTTCATCACGAGCAAGAGCAATAAATGTATCCCGTGTATCTGCATTATAAAGAGCAGGATATATTGCTTGTATGATTGTTACGGCAGTCATCTATTTAGTCCTTTATGTCACCCTCTTCTACGAGGGCTTTCTGGTTAAGGATTTCGGCACGGATATCCGAACGAATTTCTTCTTTGAGCCATTTTTCAAGGGTAGGAATATGGAAACATCCCTTAATAAGCTCATCGAGTTTTTCCCCACTTCTGCGATCTATATCACTGATTTTTGCGGGAACGATAAATTTATCTTTATCCTTTCCTTCTTCACATTCAGTAACAAGCTCTTTCGGGTAGTTGTTTTTTTCCAAAACAACTTTATCCACTTTGGTGTACTCTTCTGCAAGATGTCCTGCTTTAGCCCACCGCCCAGCGGTGTCTTTAATAAGAGCATACTTGTCATCAGAAACATCTTGTGTTCCCGGAACAAGATTTACAATCTCGGTAAGACCTTTCATTGGTATACCGATACACCCATTAGTTTTGTTCGTTACAATCATCTAGGTATCTCCTTTAGTGATTTACTATATTAAAACATACTTTATAAAAAATATGCTTTAATATAATAAAGTATAATAGGAGGTATTGCCTCTATTGACAACACCCCCTATTTATATACTAGAACCTTAAATCAACCTCAGATTCCCCTGCCAACGCAGACTGACATTGGGTAGAAAATTGTAACACCGGCGGTTTTTGCCCGACACGGAACTACATATTCCAGCCCGTCTACCATCAGCTCTTCCTGAGTGAAAGGCATAGGCAGATCAAACACAAGATGGTCTGCATCATTCTTCCAGCAGTACATTGCTTTGACAGAATCATAAGCATCAGGATCAGCAGGAGCCGCAGTTTCAAGTTCATTGAACCATACAATCTGCTTAATATTCTTACTGTTTTCAAGGAAATAAGTAAGAATAGTTTTTTCAGAATCTTCTGAAAGCCGTGTCCGTTCGATAAGCTGATAGCTTGTAAGCGGAAGGGCAATTACGTCAGGAACTTCCATGCCCTTAGTACTGGTAACAATCTGATTAGCAATACCATAAAGGTCTGCAAGAATTTCATCGGGGGTTTTAGTTTCCCAATTAGTCTTTTTTACTGCACCTTTACCATCAGGAACGGTATAAGTAGAAATACCAGTTGCATTGAAGAGACCCTTAACTCCAGTAACAGGATCACCAGAAATGGCAACACTATTGAGCTTGGACTCAATCGCCTTACGTGCCGCATTAGCACGACCAGCTTCGAGAGGCTTGTTAAGTTTTGCCGCACGAGCAATTTCGTCCTTGTTGTACTTGTACGAAACATGTACAGGATAAATCTTAACAGTTTCCTCTTTACCGTAGATGTCTACAGACGGGAAATCGGTAGCGTAATCACCACCACCCATCTTGGCAACCCCAACCCGACCGTATACACGGTGAGTAATCTGAGTAGCAAGAGGATCGCCCTCAGTGCTAATCGGGAGCAGATAGAGCATCTTGAACAGGTCATCGTATTTTACATCGTATGACCGAGCACGAATGCTTTCGAGTTCACGAGTAAAGAAGATAGACTCATTAGCATCAAGCCGCATATATTCATTCATTTATGCTATCCTCCTATTATTTAAGACCGCGAACTTCAAGTTCAGCAAGTCCAGACGAAACATTGGAACGGAAATATCCACCAATGTCGTAGTTATTAGTAGAAACGTCAGTGAAGTTACCAAAGGTACCAGCACCAAGAGTTACAACATACGCCGCATCTTTATCTGCAACGGTAGATTCAGCAGGAACCCAAATACGACCGACACGGAGGATAGATACAGACATACCTTCCTTCCAGCAAGAAGTTTCGGCACCGAAGTCTTTTCCACCATTCTGGACAAAAGCGGCAACTCCGAGGAATTTTCCAGCAGTACTACGAGCAACAGTGGCTTCAGCAGTACCAGAAGCAGCATGTTTAACATCAGCAGTAGCAACTACATCCAGACCAGCGGGGCCAGTAAGAACCACAACCTTATTAGAAGCACCTGCTGCGGCTTTTATACCAAGAGCCGCAATATCTTCATCTGCGTTAATGGCCGCAATAAATGCAGTCATAGTAGTTGCATGATCAGTATCGAAATCTTCTGATACAGTATTACCATTAACAGTTACAGAAACAGTGTCACCAGCCGCAAGGTCTGCGCTGAGAGTTACAGTAGCAACCTCAAGGTGCGGGCCATAGCACTTATCTTCTGATCCAACAAACCCGAATACCGGGGAACCAAAATCAATGTCTTCTTTCGCAATGGCAGACTCGAAATCATTATGAAATCCAACTACCATACCAGCAATAGCGACATCAGGGGAACCGTAAGCACCCATTCGTATGCCTCCTATTATTTACGACCCTGAGAATTAAGACGTTCTACCATACGGTTATACGCTTCTTTCGCAGAATCAACACCGTCAACTTTAGTAGTGGGGAGATTTCCCTCATTCACATTTGCAGTGTCATTTTTTTCTTTTTCGAGAGCAACATCTTCACGTGCACAGTCTACACGAGCATTGATGTACTCATCCGATTTACCATCAAGAGACGTCTTCGGATATACAGCAAGCACAATCGCTTTCTTAATATCCATATCTGACATATCAACCTTTACTTCTGCTTTGGCATCGTTAGCAAGTGCCATCAGGTCAATACGAGCCTGTACACGCTTGTTAATTTCTGCCTCATCCAGATGAGAGGCTTCTAATTCAGCCAGTTTCTGTTCTACAGAATCCAGTTTCTCCTTAGCAGAATCACGCTCGGCTTCAAGTTTAGCAATTTCACTTTCTTTAGCCTGTACGGTATTCTCAAGGGAGTCAGCACGAGACTTCTCTTTAAGGTAAGCGTCGATCACAGCAGGTTCTGCTTCATAATCAACAGAATCAAGCTGAATAGTTTTCATATTATCGGCCATCCTACCCTCCTTATTTGAATTTGTATCTTCAACCGCTAATGCGGCATCATCACCTATCACCATTTCTGCACTATCCATACGAAGAACCGCTTGGTCACCCTGTCTTCCAACAGGGACCAGCGCGAGATGATCCCCACGGATTTTTCTCTGTATAGCATCATAAGGAACCCCACACCAAACACCGGCAGAAGGTTCTACATCACAACTATATCCAGCACTAAATGAGCGGATACCTGATTTGACAGCTTCTATACCATCTTGTCTCTTAATCTCTACCTCAGTGGCAACGTATACGTTGTCCCCGATAGGATTACGAGCTATACCAACAGTCCACTCATCACGTTTGGCTTGATCTTTCTCAAGTCCATCCTTTCCCATTCTGTGCCCAACATAAATCGGAAGCCCATTAAAAGAATCCAATGTCTCTTTAGAAAAGACTTCCTCTGGAGGACGAAGCTCTCTACGAATAGAACCATCTGGTTGACGATACGGGAATACACCAATAGATGTTATAATCGACCGCGCTGTAAGTGTTCCATCTTCATGAAACGTAGCAGGAAGGGTTAAGTATTCTCCTGTTGAATAATCATATCGTATCATATCGTTTATGCTCCAATGTAGTATGTATAAAAAAGTATACACTACTGTATACTTTTGTCAACACCCCTGATTTTAGCCTTGCTTAAACTCGGATTTCTTGAATATCTCATCTTTACAGATACGCTCAAGGCGTTCTGTCTTAATTCCTACATATTCCCCTTTTGAAGCCAATGTAATTGTAACCGAACCGTAAGAAATCCCTTCAATAGCTTCCTTAATCTTTTCGAGTAGTTCTGGAGTACATTTCATTAGGCACCTCCTTCTATTTCCTTGTCAATGCTAGACAGATACACATTAAAACTGGCATATGATAAACAACGACATTGCCAACTAAATCCTGGATGCGTTTGTACCCAAGATGCGGGGCGTTTCTTCCATGTCTTACCAAGATCATCAGAGTAAACTTCAGGATTATCCCAAGAACAAAGCATATTATCTATATAATAATGTTGAGGAATTGCCTTAGAGTATCTACCAGAGGGATTTCCTCTAACTCTTTCATCACCCATAGTATGCCAGTAATATGTCTGCATACCTAAAGAAGTTTGTTGATACTTTGAGATCATACCGTTTAACTTACCAATCTGATCTCTTGCTAATCTACGTGCATTAAAACCTGTATATTTGCTAGATAACTTCTCTATCTCTGATAATAATTTATCATAATCCATTCCAGTACTAATTCCACTTGTAACAAGGGTATTTAATCTGGTAATGAAATCCCTATTCATATTTTTTATTAGTCTAAAGTTTTCCTGTTCCCACATATTACGAGCTTCATTCCACCATGTATAATCCAAATCAATGGGATTACCACCTGTAAGCACTCGTATTTCTTCTTGAAAAATAGAATTATGTTTTCCAAAAACTTCCTCTGCTAAAGATGTAACAAAATCACCTAAATTATTTGTAGCAAAATATCCATACCCATAATAAGATTCTATATTATTTTCTAGTCTTGTAAGGATTTCTTCTAACTCATCATCTTGAGCATCAAGTTTTATAGCATATTTTAATAAATAGGGTTTTATTTGCTCTATCGCAAACAATACAAAATTACGATTAAATGCAGATATATATTTTCCATATTTTCTTTCAACAAGAAACGGATAGGAAATTCCCTTTGGTTTACGAGCACGAGTTCGTTTTCTTTGTGCAGGAGACATGACAGAACGGTAAAGTTTTACTTGTCTCCAAAAATAAGTATCAGGAATCATATTTGACTCCTTATGTTGAAGGAGGTGGATCAGTTACATTGGTAGGTTCAATATCAACGTATTCATCTTCCCAACCCTTTTCTTTTGCTACAGCCGCAGGATCACGAACACCATTCTCCATATATTTTTCATAGGCTTGTGCTTCATAGAAAAGAGCTTCTGCTTCAATCTTTTTAATTTCAACTTTCTCTGTTTCATTAAGTTGATAAAGAGAATTAAATTCAAATCCAATTCTACCTTTAATTTTATGTTTTAATGCAAGTATTTTTAATAGATATCTTAATGCAGGAGCTACTCTATTGCGCTGATAAACTTCAACACTATCGTAATAATTTTTAACATCGTATTCTCCACTAGAAAAACCAGAGGGAGATTTACCAAACAATCTAACCATAGGCATATTTGCAACAGCACAAAGCTCAAGCATATATACACCAATAAGCTGGTCTAAAGAAGCTAACGAGGTATAATCTTTTTGATAAACCTCATCTTTATCAAGTATACGTGCATTAAGAGTAGAAGTACCAGCTTGTATAGCTTGCATACGCTTATAAAGCAGAGATTCATTTCCTGCGGCAAGTAACTGTCCAAGATTAGTAAGTTTATAAGTCCCACTGTTAAATTCATAAAGAATATTGGATACGTTTTGAAGTATTGAACCATGAGCAGAAAGGGTATTATATACAGATTGAAGAACAGGCATACCCCAATACTTCATGTTTTGAGTAACACCAGAATATATCTGACTTGGTACAGGAGGAGACTTAAATTCCAAAACTCTACTATAGTGGATCATAGTATCATATGTTTTATTATTTAATGTCTGCCTAACTTTGTATTTGAGTAATTTACCGAATGTAGGGCTTTCCATATTCTCATCAAATACAGAAGCACTAATATCAATACAAGAAGAATCAACTACACGAAGATATGCAATATCACGGATGGCGCTTTCGTTTACAGGTTGATCCATTTTGCGACCATCCATAATTCCCATTATAATAATACTACCACCCTGTAACCGAGCAGAAGAACCCGCTTCGGTAAACATATCTTCTACCTGTAGCCGTAGCATATCATCCATGATAATGTCTTCATGAGACTTGTCTGTGATATAAATCCACTCTCGGGTAGCATCTTCAGGAAGAGCGCGAACAATACGATATGCTAACCCCTCGGCAAGATATAACTGAGTAAGCTCTACTGGATCAAGAATCCTAGCAGAACCGAATGTAGTGTAAACAGTTTTATCACGAGAAGTACCCAAACCAGATAACACATTGATCCACTGTGATGCATCAATGTGAGAGATAGACTCTGATTTCACTTCTGGTGAAGCTACTGTAGAGTCTACTTTAACTTGAGAGGATGTATCTTTATTTTTAGGAGGTCGTCCGCGAGGACGTTTGGTTGGTTCTGTCATAGTGTATATAAAAGTATACAGTTGTTATACTTTTGTCAACACCCCTGATTTATTACTGGTAAGCCCTATACAAGTCTAACCACGATCCACCCGAAGAAAATCCAGATTCACGAAGTATAGAAGCAAGACTATCAGGAGGGTCATCAAGAACCTTAGTATTCTCATTCCAATCACATACTAATTCAAGATATTCTTCACTGGTTTCCTGTGCAAAAACAAGATGCTCCCACTGATCTTTGAGTACGGTAGCAATTTTATCTTGCTTATTTTGTGTTTCTCTATACGGATAAGGCTGTATTGCCCAAGTCTTCGCAAGAGGATGTGCTGTTATCTTTTCTAGCATCAATCCTTTATCGGCATTAGTTTCCATGTACAACGCATGAGCACCATATTGTTGTAAATACATAAATACTTCTGGAATCCAATCGTTAATATGTTTTTCTGTAACAAATCCCACAACATTTACTCTATTATCTGGCATACGTGCTATAATAGTAAGAGCTGTTTTATCTTCACCACCGTAACCAGCATCAATATGAGCATATACTTCTTTATTTCGTGCTTTATTCCATGTTCCCATAAATGGATTAGCAAAAAGCATATCTACAGTATTACGATAATCAAGTTCATAGTTAATCTTAAATAAGGCATCTGGCATAGATCGTCGAGCTTTTTCTATCTCTTCTGGTTTAATAAATGGAAGCATCTGATATGGAAATTTAAGAATAGGGACACCCTCTTCCTCTATAGCCGCCAAACCATCATCACGAGCGTATGGAGTACCAATAATACCCGTGTATCCCGTTTTCTTTACAATGTTACCGCGAACTTCACTAATAATAAGTTTTGTATAATTTCGTTCTACTTGATACAACCGATCTTGTAGTGCTACAACGTCATCCATCATAACAAAATCATAGTGCTTACCTGTAAGATTGGAATTGATACCAAGCGCTGAAATAGTGGGTTCGGGAGACTGAGAGGTTCTCACCGAAAGATTAAGGGAACCTTCTTTACGTGTATTAAAATGCCAATCGGCTTTATCGGGGACAGAACCCCTACTATCTGCGAACCAAACAAAACGAAAAAGCTCATGTATAATCGGAGATTCCATAAGATTACGGATCGTAGCTACCACTTCTGTAGCTAGAGTATATGATTTACGCATAATAGCGATAGTTTCATTTTTGTTTCTAATTAAACGATAAAGAGTACCTACGATAACTATTGCGGTAGATTTGTATGATGAACGAGAAGCCATTAGAGCTTTATCGTTTCCAGCATACGAATCATGAATATAATGAATCCATTCTGAATGAAGGGGAGTTAAATCTTTGTATCCACAAAGATATCCTAATAGATGAGGTTGCTCAATTATAGCTTGAATTATATCCCAAGTGTAATATGGATGTTTTGCCATAGTAAAAAAATAAGGTATATTAACACAAATGTCAACATACCTTATTTTTAATAATAAAATATCAGGTTGAAGCTGTTGTTAGGAACTCTTTAATTCTTTCGGTATTTCAGGGCATGATTTATATGCCCACCATTCGGAGCCATCGTATTCCGCGCGTTCTGACCAAGTACCGTCCGTATACCAGATATTCCCGTACACTTCCTGCCCACCGAAGCCAGAATCGTATTCGTAATCAATATCCTCCAGAAAAGCCAGATATTGTTCGCCTGAAAATCCAACTTGAAGCCGAGCCGATCGCCGATCTTTGTCATCCCAATAATCTCGGCCATAGGTTATTTCTGCACATAAAATGGTATGCCCTTCAACCTCGCGTAAAAAATCCTGTTTGCAGTTCGCCATCCTATTTCTCCTTTGCGCGTTGTCCGCGCTTTTGCCGTAGGCGAAACGCGACAGAGCGTCCGCCTAACATTTGCTTAACCTGCTTTAGTCAGGTTGAAGCTGTTGTTAGATGCCATTATACATAAACAGCTTTTCGATGCGCAGTTCTTTTACCCCACTAACACGCATATCAGTTTTTGTTGGGACTTCAAGTACACACTTGAAGTCATCTGGTGCATTGTATTCACTGATAACCACAGTATTATATTTTGACCATTTACGCATTTTATCCCAGAAAGCCGAATGGTCAAACCCCGAAAATGCCCCATATTGAGTAGTGCCTTGATAAGGCGGGTCACAATAAATCAAATAATTACACGGTGTATGGTCTTGATACTCACCATAAAGAAAAAGAACATCATTTATTTTAGGGAGTTGTTTCAGTAAACTATTTTTGGCATTCAAACAATAGTTTCGATTGCCACTTCTCGCAAAACCAGCAAACCATTTGCCCGAATGAGAACAGCCAAAACCAGCAAAAGCCCTCATTCCGTTGTATGGGTCTGAATCTTTTTTTAAGACATTATATTCATCTTCTGTAATTACAGAAGGTGGAATCCAACCAGATTGCAAATCTTTATACATGGCAATAAGCGGATAACACCCATCGCTCGCAATGCGAGTGCCTGACATTTCCTGCAAAACCCACGCACCACCAACAAACGGCTCAAAATATGTTTGGTCTGGTTTTCTTACGCTTTCAAGAAAAGCGGATATTTGTTTTCGTATTTTACTTTTACCACCGAAATACTGCATGTCACCTCCTATAAATCTGGCTTGGTTGACTATCCGTGTAACAAGCTATTGCGGTTACACGGTTGACAATCGACCTAACATTTGGTTAAGTGGTAATCCGTAGGATTATCCGCTTGAACCAGTTGTTAGATGCCACAAGTTTGTATTGCGCTCCGCACTTGTGACACTGGACAACTTTGTTCCACGGATTGTATTGAATCGGATCACCGTCAGCGGTACATCCACACGGCTGAATAACAGCTTTTTTTGCCATTTGTTTGGGAACCTTGTTTGACTCTTCCATGTTCTTTCTCCTTTGTTTAGTTCGTGTCAGGATAACTTTTTATCCTGCTAAAGAATCCATCTAACATATATTAGACTGGTCAGCCTAATCTTCCAGTATACATATAGAGCATTGTGATTGATCTTTGCCAACCCCCTTCCCAAAAAACTGTAACTCCAAGAGCAGACAAGTACCCGACCCAATAAGCCACACCAGCACGTTCATACATATATTCTCTTTTTGAAATCAATGGTGAAGCAAGAATATAAACACAACCACTAAAACACTCTAACACCTCTCTCCTATATGCAATATCTGCCATAAGAATACAAATACTATTTACAAGTGGGGCACCTTGATATTCACGCAATACATGTTCAAAATCATTCCAAGTAACATCTCGATCAGGATGTTTAGATTTTTCTCCATGCAAACACAAATACATATCAGCTTCAATGGGGTTAGTCCCCACAGTATATACAGTAGAAAACTTATCTAGTTCTGCCTGTGATACCTGCCGAGACCTTCCCACTATAGCGACAGTATTTGTCATCGCTGTTCTTTCCATTCCTTCCATATCTGCTCCACTACAGCATCCATACGCTTACCACCAAACTGTTCTGCAACAAAATCCTTTGAATCTGCAAGCATAAAATCCTCATCCAATCCTTCGGCATATCCTGTATCCCACAAAGAAAAGAGAGCCTTTTTAACACCAACGTATGCTTCCATAACCTGTACTGACATATTTGTCCTCCTAAATATAGTATACCACACAGATGTGGGTATGTCAACAAAAATCTATCGAAAAATGAAATCTAATTCCTTTTTTGTAGCTGTAGGAAGTGATCGCTCCCCCCTACACCATCGGAGCCAACCATAATAACCCATATTATATGATGCAACAGCACTCCACCACGAACCTGTCAAATCATATAAATATCGAAGATGCTTAGTACCTATTCTAAGATTTTGTCTCCAATCAAATGTGTTTATAGGTAATCCCATATTATACATACGTTCAAAATCTCTAATGTAAGCAGAGTTTAACTGACAAATTCCTTCATCTACACTCCCATTCTTATTCTCATTTACAGTATAGGGATTCCACCCAGATTCATACTCTATCAAACGAGACATTATCCATGTAGGAACATTATACTCTCCACAATATTCCATAAACTCTTTTGCATATTTTACAGGAGCTTCACTATATACTACAGAACCAACTAGCCACAAAAAAGAAAAACCCATTTATGCACAATCAACCCCCCAACATAAATTCAACACTATCAGCAGATATACGATAAGATTCTACACCATCAAATGAAATATCATATGTACCATCACCATTATCACACCAGTCATCAATAATTGTGTGTTTCTTAATTATCTTAGCACTGTTATAATCCTGAGTATCCTCCACAGTGTATATACGTCGATCTGGATGCCATATATATTTACGAGTCTGTATATTATCAAAATCTATAGTATCATCCTTACCCTTATTAAACTCATCAACCGATATTACAAATCGTTCCGGCACTTCAATTTTAACGCCATCAACGTATCCAGAAATCCAATTCCTACCTACTTCACACAGATACTCACAATATTTAAGTATAGTGCCATTCTCAATTCTATTACCTGTAAGCCTATCCTTACATTTCATTACCACCCTATAATCCATTACAATACCCTCATATGTGTAACCTCAAGATATTCCCCAAACGGCATGGGCACCGTATTAGGAAAATATTTATGTACCCATTTTACATAAGCATGATACTTCTTTTGAATATATTCCTCTGGATAGTATCGTGGCAAAGAATCAAGAAAAAAATCATCAATATCTAGTACATCCATATGAACCTCCATAGAAACAATAATATCATACAATAGCCTGATTGTCAATAACAAATGGGGGGTATTGACAATTATTTTATATGCTATTAAATTAGCGATACATTACAGCGTGGATATAAAGCTCCACTTGTTGGGAACTACGGGAATGTAAGAACGACGCGTCATACCAACAACATAGACCCAGACGGGGATACCTACGAAATAAGTCACTGGTGACGGGTTAGAGAGTGCACACCAGAGTAGTAGGCAGAAGATTAAACCTTCTGATAATATGCACAAACCATAAGAGGTAAATCTGCTTATGGGAGCTTCCTATGACAGAAATGTTAAAGGAAAGGTCATAGAACCCCCAAAGTAAGCAAAAGTTTCAGCTTACTATGGGATAAACATGGCCTGAGACAAGCCTTGACAGACCCTATAGCTCTGGATAATGTATATAGATATAGATGATAAGTTATGGTGGGTTTAAGCAGACCTATGGCTTTTTGGATTTATAGCCAGAATATGCTAAAATTGGATTTTGGCCAAATTTGCACTTTTTGCATATAATTGGTTAAAATGCATAAATATACAGTAATAAATGACTTTGTGTTGGATAACCCGCTGATGCAAGGTTTTTGCCTTATGTTTGTTTCCCGCCGAATATAAGGTGCCCCTACATGTTCATTCCCGTGTAGGGGCTTTTTTATTTATAAAAGGTGTGTAGATACCATTTACTATAAAAGATCGCAAATAGACCCCATTTTTACGCTCTCAGGGCATAATAAAACCCTCCTGTTACAGAGGGTTGTGTTTGGGTTATCTATCCCATTTACCGGTATCATCGTTTTCAAAGGTTTTCTTGAACCCAACATTACCTTTGGTGTGGAATATAACAATACCCTCTGGATTCATGTATCCCGGAGAAGCGATACTTCCAGATAAAGATAGATCATACATGATTTCATGCACACACAAATCATCAAAGTTACCTTCCCACAAGATAGGAACTATACCACAACAAGCAGGACGTTCATCTCGCCAACGGGATACATTGAACAAAGAAAATCTCTTTTCTCCTTTCTGGAGACCATATCCCCGCTGAATTCCTGATCCCCACCACTCACCAAAGTGTCTACCAACTCCAAGACCCATAAGCTCTTCTTTGTGGTCATAAGCCCATCGAGCAAATCCGTGATTATCCTTTTCTGGAGTAATCCATCGCTTTCTGGAACCTACAAGGAATTCTCCATCCTCTGTAATACAGATTTGAGCGTTGGTACCATCAATCTTTTCCGTTACAATTACTTCCCGGCTGTAACGTGCCATCTTAGGGAATCCTACGAAATCTGCCATTATTTCCTCCTATTCAATCTCATTTACTGTAAATTCAATGTTTGTAGTGTCTACTAAAGGTCTGTATTCTTTATCTTTAATAATCTTTCTCCAGTCTCTTCCGCTCCACATAAATCCCTCTGATTTAAGGGATTCTTTAACTGGATATGTCTTACCCGTCACGATTATCTCATATGTAGGAGTTGGAACAAGCATTCCAGCATCATATTTATCGAAAAATTCTTTCATTCCTTCTACACTTCGATTAGAACCAAGATATTCTTCCATAATACCAAAAAATTTTTTATTAGTATCAAGTTCATGACGAATACGATTAAAGTAAAACTCTCTTTGAGCATACATATCTGCAAATTCTTTTATAGGGATATCATACATTTTACAGAGTGCATTTCCACGTTCAATCATACTAGTCAAAAATTTATAATATCCGGTAGTAGTTTTATATTTACGAGGATGTGATGCATCATAAAGATAGGAGTATATATCTTGCAATACAAAGCCACGTAATTTCTTATATTCTTTAAGTGCATTTGTATTAAGTGTATATTTTTCTTCAAGAACAACACATTCGTTTTTAAGAATTTCTTCTTTTTCTTGTTTCTTTTTGTTTTTGAAATTTTTCTTAGAAGAAATTAGTGAATTATAGAGGTCAATATCATAATCTTTGAAATGTTCAATACATTCACTACCGAGAGTTCTCTTTTCATTATTTGTACGATTTACGATGTAATACTCAAACTTAATCTGATGTCCACATACACATAAGCCACAAGCGTAGGGAAGTTCATTTACAACCCCATTGTGATACCAATTATGTACATCTCCAAGCTCATCAATAAACCTTTTTACAAAATCAGCAGAGTTCATATAAAACCTCCTCTTAACTATACCTAATTATAACACAATATAATCGAATTGTCAATAAAAACTTATTTAATCCCACCAATTCTCAAGATACTTTTCCATATTCTGAAATGCTTTTTTCTTAGATTCTTTCATCCTTTGATAAGATACATCGTGCCATTTATAAGAATCCCACACCTCTAATGCTAATTGTTTATCGGGGACATCGGATTGACAAGAGAATATGGCTGTATATAAAGGTCTTCCTTTATGATCTTTTGTTCCAGTTTCCACAAATTCCATATTTAATTCAAAATCACATCCAAATTGCTTTCGGAATTTCCTCTGACATTGTTCCTCAGCCCAATCCTCTGCATCCCTGTAATTCTTAAAGTATTTTCTTGTTTCCCATATCTGATGCGCTTGTTTTTTGTGATCTACACAGATACCATATTTGACGTAGTAAAGACCCATCATAGTCAATTTGAATATCATGAAATCAACTATAGAAACGAAATCCCACTCAAAGTTAAAATCTTTAATGTGTTTTTTATACTGTCGTCTCTGCCACCTAATAAAGCACCTATATTTTAATAAGTCTCTGTACTTCTTTACCCAATTCATAAAGTTCATGTTTGCTTGTCTCCTTTTCTTCTACGATACCATCAGAATATATAATACGATAGGGTCGTACTTCTACATATCCTTCATAACTACCAAGTGTACAATATTTTTGTACATCTATTACTCTTGTCTGAAAATAATCCTCCTTCCAACTCATATCCCATATCCCCCATCCAGTAATGAGGTTTCCTACACACATAGCACCATCTTCTCGTAGAGGTGTTCTATAATCAATCTGCCTAGAGAATATGTAGAGTTCTTTAAGATGCTCCCATGTTCTTTTTTCTACACGCTCTTGTACACCAAGAAAATTTGTTTTCATAATGAATACAAAAACATCGGAACACTCTTTTGCTTTCTCTACAAACTCTGTAAACAATGAAAAAGGTGGGTTTGTAATTATACATGGAACATGATCTTGAAAATCAAGAAAATCTGCTCCAGTAGTTCTAATATCATCTTCAACCACTATATGCCCGTATTGTTCAAGTACATGAGTTATAGCTCCATTGCCAGCGGCTGGTTCATATATTACCGTAGGAAGTGTCTTAACCCTAAGGAGTTCCCTTGTAAGAGAATACGGAGTAGAATAAAAGTCAGCTTCTGGACGTTCTTCTACCGGTTTTCTATTTGCATATGCTTTGCCCATTTGTATTCCTTTTACAAAAAAATAGCCTAGCTATTACACTAGGCTAAGAACAGCTACACTTTCACTTACTCGTTAGAAGTCTCTTTGTCTTCATCAGAGACTAGAGATGTCAAAACACTCTGAAGTGTCACTTCTCTAATGCGACGTGCATGCACTACAGACGCATATCCATTCACAATATAAAACAGAATCTCGTTGCCAGTAAGATTCCCATCTTCGATGAACTTCACAGCTTCGATCAAACTGTTAAGAACATCTCCTCCACTTTCAGAAATTTCATCCTGACGCTTAACGCAATGCATCAGCAGTTCATCTCCACGTTCCTTAGAAATTCCAAGTGAAGTCAAAAGGTTAGAACCTGTATCCATAGCTACAGCTTCATCAAAATCCACCTCAAACGTAAATGTCTTTTTCATAGCATCTCCTTACTAAATACATTATACCACACAATTAAATTTTGTGCAATACTTTTTTATTCATTTTACCAAATAATTTCTGTCAACATGTAACTGCGTGGATTCAGTAAGTATATCAATTAAATTTTTAATTGAATACTCATCTGATCCACTTAATTCAAATGCCCACTCACAAAATTTAGTTTTTATCTTAATAGTGTAATCTGGGGGAACCACTTCTTTATCTGCGCACATAATATCATATTGCACAGTGTGTACATCATAGGCATGATGTGATGGATATTTACGATTATATAACCATAAAGCGGTACACATATTATTTGCCACAATGTATCCTGTAGCATTCGTTCCTGTTACTTTATACAAGTTCATGCGATGTCTCCTATATTTGATTTGAAATATTGTATAGCTTCTTCTTTTGTGTTAAACTCTCCGTTCAACTGAGCATCAAACATTTCTTTAATAATCAACCCAAACTTTTCAGAGGGTTTCATTCCAAGTTGAATCAAATCTTTTCCGGTAAACAATTTATCGGGTAATTGTTTTTCTTTCAATTTTTCAATGCGTTCTTTATATTCATTAAATATATCAAAGTTCTTTGATCCGCAAGCAATGTCCGCTTCAATATGGTGTATCAAATCATCAAAAAAAGGTTTACTCATAAGTTTTCTTAATGTTGCATTACTCATTCCTGCTTGATGAAACTTCATGTGGTTAGAAACTATACCCACTACATATTCAATATCATCGTTTGAGAATTTATACTCTCGCATCCATTCTTT